GAAATAATGATACCGATGTCAAAGCTTATCTTAGGGCAGCAACAAACACAAATGACAGGCGTTCCATCGCTTTTTATGGTACACTGGTATGATTGCAAAACAATCGGCTATGTTGATGTAAATAACATTGAATGCCTGCCAGATTATCGTGTGACATTCATGGGCATGAACAGAACAAACAACAAAAAAGAAATTGAGGTTTGCCGCTTTGTGCCAAGGGAAGTGTTTACAATATTAAGGCGTGGAAATGAACCTGACAGGACGGAAACCGTACCAGAAACAACCGAAAGCAAAGAAGAATGAAAAGTATCTTCAACAAGTTCGGGAAAACCCTTGCTGTGTTTGTCGCAAGTTTGGGGAAGTCCAACAATCACCAACAACAGCCCATCACCCTATACATGATCGCCATGGAACTAGAAAACGATCTGATGAAACTGCGATCCCGCTTTGCGAAGGGCATCACCAAGGTCTTTGGGACGATACGAAAATAGCGATCCACAAAGAGCCTAAACTATGGCGTGAAAAGTACGGCCCTGATTGGTCTTATGCGCCCTATGCGCCCTCGTCAGTCCAAGACACTGATATGTAAAGCACTGGCCCACGGTCAGGATGACAGAATGTCTTTTTGACCTTCATGCTAATAACCTGCTTGTCATCAGCAAAGATAGTGCCTGAGAGGCCATCTAAGGCGATCTTAGCGATGTTGTCTACGTCTGGCTTAGTTATAGGGCTTATCGCACCATATTCTGCCTCTAGGCGCTTTATCTTAGACCATGACTTTGGGATGTCCATAAAAGCAATAACCTCAACCGCTACTGGCCTCAGTGTCTGGTCAATATCATGCTTTGCCATCTCTGCCCATGCAGCCGCATGAATGCGCCGTTCATACTCTTTGGTTTTCTGCGGAGTGTAAGTGTGGCCTACTTTGGTAAACCGTGGCCTGCCCTTGCCAATTGGTTGACCTGATACTTCCAGTTCTATTTCGTACATGCCCGATCCTTTGTGTAAGAACTGCTGTCAGTTATTACCTTTACAGAGGTAATTGTAAAAAAAAATCTATTTCCTCCTTTATTACCCCCTTGACATGTATCACGCATTATACTATATTATACATGTAAACAACAACAAGTGAGGTGTCCCTATGGACAATCTATCTAAACTAACTACCGAAACTCTTTACGCTTACATGCGCAACGCGCTTATTACCAGTTGCCAAGCAATTGGTCACACTAAATCGCACATGAACGGCGTGTTCGCTAATCAGTACCGTGATGAACTAAATAAGCGTGGCGAAAACTTGCCAACGTTTGATCTGTACCAACTGTTTCCTAGCGACAGTGATGATGATTGGCGTTCAGCGCAACGTGAACTGGGTGTCTACAACGGCACGGGTTCATTCTAATCAACAGGGGGCTACGGCCCCCACCAACACGGAGCAAACCAATGGGATTTTTTACACTAGGACGCACACCGCACCACGCATTCACAAAAATAACCATCAAGGGCGTAGAGATTGAGATTGTCATTGAGGGATCGTTAGACCACGATGAACACTACTTTGAACTGGACACGGTTTATCTACAAGAGCCACGCGCCAAGACTAAAGATTTTGAACTGCCAGAACGCATCTACAACAAGCTGACTAGCGGTGCATATGATGAGCAATTCCATGACGTAGCTTGGGGGTCAGCATAATGGACTACGGAAAGTGGACATGGGAAGATACAGTTATTGGGATTATCTTTGCAGTGGTAATCCTGACTTGGACAGCAGGCACAATTAAAGGATGGTGGTGATGAAACTAAGCCCAGCCGATGAGCAGATACTAAAATACTTGCGCAAGCAGGTAGATCGGTTGCAAGATGAACGATACCGCACAGATGCACGACCAAGCATCAACAATGAAATATTCGCAGCACAACAAGAACTGCGGCGGTTTACATCTGAATTGAGAAAAAAAGGATACAACATATGATGGTGAACTATTACGATACTTTGACGCGAGCATTGAAACGCACCCCAACAGAAGCAGAAATTGGTGCGATGATGAAACTTAAACGTGAACAAGAGGGATGGAAGAACTCTACGCAGCAAACACCGCCAGAGAGGCCACAGAAACGCTCTAGAGAGCCTAAACAGCCTACAGGGGTGAACACTAACGACAGACAGTATAGATGGCCTAAGAGAGCCACTCAGATAGCCCAGCGCATTAACCGCATGATGTTGCGACAGATTACGATAGAAAACATTGCATTCATTGAGGATGTTTCGCAGTCACGCATCATGCAAGAAATCAGGCATTGGGATTTGCCAAAAGTAGAAACTGATGAATGATCGTGTGGGCGGCTGCTAGGTGTCGGGATAAGCCAGGGGATTACCAACAAAAACTGGGTAAAAAACCGCCCACCGAAACAAGATAACAAAACAGAAAGTGAGTGCAAGATGGAAGTTAAAAAAATTGACAACAAAGAAACAGACGTTTGGTTGTTAGAAAAACACTATGCTAAAAGAAAATGTCAACGCATGTTCAGCTTTGGGCTATTTATAGAAGGGAAACTTGAAGGCGTTGTAACCTATGGTATGCCGCCATCTCCACAAGTCGGCAGGGGTTTTTTAGGTGAAGAACATCGGACAAAGGTTATTGAGTTAAACCGATTATGTATTAATGAACGCGCACCTAAAAACGCTGCTTCGTTTCTTGTGGGGCGCAGTCTGCGCAAATTAAAAGATTGGGCTGTTGTCAGTTATGCCGATGGTGCGATGGGACACGTTGGTTACATATATCAAGCTACTAACTTTTTATACTGTGGCGCGGCAAAATCGCACGACAAAGAATATTGGATAGATAATCAATGGGTTCATGCAAAAGTGTTGACTAATCGCGGAATTAGCGCACCATCAGTGTATGCAAAAGAAAACGATATACCTGTAAAGCATCCAGAGCCAAAACATCGGTATATTTATTTTGGTAACAAAAAATTACGCAAACATTTAAAATACACTGCGCAACCATATCCAAAAGGCGAAACTAAAAGATATGAATGCAATGACATAATTAATGAACATCAAATTGAAATGGGTTTTTAAGAATGACATTCTTTACGTTGCTATACATAGAATATTCACTGCGTGGGATTGACATAGAAACATATTTGATTTTGCCAGACTATGAAGCTTGTCAGATAGCAATCCGCGACAATGAAGATATGTATAAGTATTTCTATGCGGATAGCGATGTTAATATGTGGTGTATACGCACCAACACTCTATCCAGATCAATAAAACCTAAACTTAGGCCAACCAACGATAAATCTTCTTAGTCTTATCCATGCGGTCTTCTAGGCCATGATAGCCACCATTAACACGCTTGGTAATACTCTTGATAATACTATCAGTGACACCCTTATCAGCCATGTTGAACAAGCCGTTTTTCTCAAAGAAGAATATCGCACTGTCCATCGCTAGTTCATCTGCAATTGGCGATGGATCATCTACCAAGCTGTCACGCCCTATATGCTCTGCAAAGGCCCGTACATTGTCTTTACCCGTCAATTGAATGAAACCCTTACCTGCATACTTCCACCCATCTCCTGACGCTTCTGAGCCGTTCCCCATGCGCCCTGAATAGACTTTGTTTGCCAGCTTCTCTGGGTTACGCGCATATGGTTCAGCATCTGCCTCTGACTTAAATCGTGAGGGCCATACCCGACACATCGTTTCTGCGCGGTAATTCAGGTTTTCCTCAGAAATCATAAAGTTGCCGCTTTCGTGCGCTGCCTGACCAAGCAAGTGTGCGCCACGGTTTGCATTCAATCCGTAATGCTCTGCGATAGCACGGGCAGTGTTAGGCCCAAACGCTCCATCTGGTGTTACGCCACAAGTCTTTTGCAGCATCTTTAGTGCATCACCTCTAGCCATTACTTTTTACCCCCGAAAAACTTAGTTGCTGACCGCACACCAAACGATGCAGCCACGATTACGCCCAAGGTATAACTGTACCAACTCGGCATCCGCTCCAATGCAGCAAATCCATTCGTTACTGCTTGATCAGCCCACTCAAAAGGTAAGAACGCTAGAATAAGTGGGATACTGAATAAGATAGTTAGCCATTCGTCTTTCCAGCTATTCTGTGACCCTTGGGCCATCAGCTTTTCCCATTCAGCTTCTGATGTGGCTGCGGATTTCATAATGGTAGCTTTGGCCTCTGCCTCTACCAGTTTCAGATTAGCCGCTGCCGCTTGTGCATCAGCTTTGCCCTTTAGCCATCCACCAGCTAACTCAGTCAATGGGCCTATCAGTGCTTGCATCATACCATCACACTCCCATACAGCGTCATCTCAACGCCTAGAATAATCTCTAGCAGTTTCACAACAACGTGCGTTAATAACTGCTCACCTGACATCTACATTTTCTTTCCGCGACACATTAGCTTCCATTGCGTTGAAGCCAAAGTATGCCGCGACAACACCGCTTGCACCAATCACATAAACGCTTGCTATGTCAGTAATTAGCTCTGCGGCCCGATCTAAGCCAACCCAGACTGCCAAAACAATCACCAGAGGGTAAACAAGCATTCCAGCCGTGCAGGCTACTGTAAGCCGCCTCTGCGTGTCTCTCTTAGCGTCTTGATCTTCCATACGCCTGCGACGATCTTCCAACATAATCTCGCGCTCATCAGGATCAATCTTTCCGTTTCCGTTTAGATCGTAGTTTTCCTTGTTCATTGAAATACCTTTCGGCTATCCGCTTATGCGTGGTGATGATAACCACTTTATTATCATCCGTCAAAACAACCCACTGACCCAGCTTATTTTCCACTAACTTCAAGACAAACCACAGTCTGGCTGTTGTGAACAACCAAACCCTCTCTTGCCTTTCTGCGCTCCTGTTCGCATTCCTCGTATGTCGCGTGTGTTGGGCCGATCTGATAATATTTTAACTCAGCAGATGGAATGTATTGTATAAAAACAAGAACGTAAATCATCACCAACGCCCCCTTGCTTTACCAACAATATAAATAGCTCCCGCTAAGATCACCCCGCCAACAGCAAATGCGGTCAAACCCACAGCCCAATTTATGCAATTATCTATGAACTCTTGTTTTTTGTATGCAGCCTCTTTCCGAATACGCCGCTGCTCCGCTTCTATTCTAAGAACCTCATCCCAAGCGCTAGGCCCATATACGAAAGAAATATGATCCTTAATTTCTTTTCGCATTTGCTCCATTTTGCGCTTTTCATTCCAAAGCAACACGGCATTTTCGGGGTCAGATGCCTTGAACGTCTTTTCCCACCAAGGCGGGTTTTTCTGGCGTTCTTCTAATCTATTGAAATCGGAAAAGGCTTGGCCCCAAGTTGCAATCGTGTTGCCCATTTCTTGGATATCTTTGCCCGTGCTAATGGCTGCTTTGAGCGTTTTATACGCTCCTGTTGCAAGTGCTACGCAGCTAACGGGATCCATAGCATCACTTTTCGCGACCGCGTTCGTCTATTCTCTGAACGCTCTCACGAATTGCAGACATATCACCCGCAATTCTTGCCAACAAAACTTCTTGCGCATGTACTGAGTTTTCTAACGTATCAATACGCTGCATATTCCGATCAATGTCCCGCACCGCAGTTTCTACGTCAGACGCAATGCCAGTGATGTAGCCTACTAAAAGAATAGTTTGAACAATGATAGCAAAGCCAAACGACATGGCCTGCAAATTAACCTTGATCGGTGTG